CGGCTCCGTCTCACAGACCCTAGCCAAGATGTACTCGCGCCGCATCCGCGAAACTTTGGAACGCAACTACCCGTTACAGCCCGACCCCGAAATGGTCAAGAAGGGCTTGGCCGTCAACGCCGAAGCTTGCCTTGCTTTGGACTACGGCAGGTTCAAGCCAATGAATGCTGGTTCGCTATGGCGCGCAGAGGAGTTCATTGTCGAACAGCAGAACAACTTTGGCTTGGACAACAAGGAGCCGACCGTCTCGGCGTACGGTATTGACTCAGAGTTCATCGGCCATCGAGCAGATTTGTGCCTGTTTGACGACGTAGCCTCGCCGGAGAACTCCAAAGAGTCGGTGGCACGGGACAGGTTGCTCGAACGCTGGGACTCAATGGCCGAGGCCCGCGTTGACCCAGGTGGCGTCCTCGCCGTAATCGGGCAACGGTTGGGACCACTGGACCTTTACGCACATTGTTTGTCAAAAGTGACGTTCGATGAACTGGATTATGGTGGCGAAGACGTAAAAAATCAGGAAGACCTCCTCGATCCGGTCAAACAGTTCAAATACGATCACCTCGTCTACAAGGCTTACTACGAGGAACTTGACGACGGCCCGAAATCCAAGCGTCACGACTCGTTGCCGTGGCCAAACGGACCACTTCTGGACCCATTCCGCCTTTCGTGGCGCGATTTGTCGTACATCAAGCACTCCAACCCGTCCAAGTTCAAGGTCGTTTACCAACAGGAAGACCTAGAGGCGGGCAATTACCTGATTGAGCGAGTGTGGGCCACCGGCGGGCTGGGGCCAGATGGCGTGATGTACCCAGGCTGCGTAGACAGGGACCGACAACCCGGCTACATTCCGTCTGGTTTGCAGCCGCCAATCATTTCGATAGCCAGCGTTGACCCCTCCCCCACCCAGTTTTGGGCGATTCAATGGTGGCTCTACCAACCGAACACGAACTTGCGTTACCTGGTGGACATCGAGCGCACCAAATTGACCGCCGAAGAACTATTAGGGTTTGATACCAGCAGCGGCGAGTACGGCGGCATAATGGAGATTTGGCAAAACCGTTCGTTCCAAATGGGTTATCCCATCTCGCACTGGATCGTGGAAGTCAACGCCGCCCAACGGTTCCTGTTGGCCCACGATTTCATCCGCAAGTGGCAAGCCACCCAGCAAGTCTTGATTGTCCCGCACACAACCTCCAAGAATAAACTAGACGAAAACTTGGGCGTGGAAGCGCTATTGCCCCCGCTGTGGCGGATGGGGCAGGTGCGGTTGCCGACGATGCGCGACAATTGGAAAACCCTTGCCCTTATTGAAGAAATGTCGTCGTGGACCCGCAACAAGAAGAACGGCACCGACTTGGTGATGGCCCACTGGTTCGCAGAACTCCACATGCCGCAGTTGGGTCCGGTGAAGCAGCCGCCGCGCATGTGGCGACCGACATGGATTTGAGTGTGCTACCCTAGAAGGCACTATGGCAAAGAAGCGAAGTGTTTCAACGAGTCGTGCGGACCGCGAAGACGACAAGCGAAAGCGCGATTCAAATAGGGCTGAGAATAAGCGCAACTCACGCAGGAAGAAAGACATTGCTGCAGTTGCTACAGGTGTTGCTGCTGGTAGTGCATTCGTGGCTAGAAAAGCAATTAGAGACGTGGCTAGAAAAGCAATTAGAGGACTCGATGCACACGCCGACTACCGACAAACTCGTTACAGTCGTTTGACTGGTGGCGGTGGTGCACCCGGTCAAGGTATGGGCGGTCTCGGTCAAGGCAGCCGAGGCGGTGGAGGATTCCTCAGAAGCAGCAAGTAGGAGACAATCATGGCAAAGAGCAAACCACGAAACAAGAAACCGGTTCCACCGAAAGAGATTCCGTCAGTGGAAGAAATTGAAAAAGAGTTTGGACCCGTCAAATATGCCGAGCCCGAACAACCGCCTAAAAAGACAAATCCAAAACCGGGTCGTCCCCTCATTCCGGTGAAACCCCAAAAGCCGACACCGCCCAAGGGCAGCGGCAAGCCTCGTCCATCTATTCCGATGAAACCGAAAAATCCAATCAAGTCTCCGAATGGGGTTTGGACCATTCTCAACAAGTAATAACTGGGGCTAAGGATGATGAAAGGTTCCAAGCCCGCCCACGCACTTTACGGTCAGCCCGTCAACGGTCAACGACCAGCCCATCAGGGAGTAGAAGGGGCACGCCTGCAGGCTGGTGGGGGTGAATACACGGGTCGCAACCGTTGCGTTGCCGACAACGACACATGCGAAGGCCCGAAGGCAAAAGGCACCCAATACTGCATCGGTCATTTGCGTAAAGCCGCCAAAGGCGGTGATGTCGCTTGAATCTAGCCGAAGTTCGCACGATGGTCCGAGACATCTCGGACTTAGACACCGTTGACCTACCCAACAGCCTGTTGGATACGTTCGTCAAGGAAGCGTTCCAGCGCATCGTCGCTTTGGAGCGACGCTGGCCGTTCTACCAAGAAACATACACGATGAACACCGTCACCAGTCAACGTCCGTACACCATCTCCACCATCGGGGACATTCGGGAAATAATTTCAATCGTGGAGACGACGACATCGGGCAACAGGTTTTGTGAGATTGCGTACGATGATGCCGAGGAAATTTGGTTGGGCAACACCGACGTTGCTAGCCGCCCCTATTTTTGGGCCGTGTGGGACGGTCAGATTCACCTGTATCCGAAACCAGACGCGGTTTATCCGCTGACTGTCCGCGCGTATCGTAACGCGACGTATACGTGGTTGTCGAATACGGCAACCGAGATTGACATAGACAACTGGTTTCATATCTTGTTGGCGTACTACGCGCTCGCGCGCGTGTACCAGCGTCAAGAGGACAACGAGATGGCGATGATGTATCAGCGGTCGTTTGAGGAGGGTGTGGCGATGGCTCGCCGCGATTTGATGAAGGCACGGTCGCACAGACCGTTGTTGTTGTCGGGTGGTAAGAAGTATCCGACGATGCGCCGCTGGTTGCAGACGTTGGGGGCGACGCTTGGGTCATGAGCAACCTTTCTGCACGCCGATACGACGACTTCACTGGCGGTTTGAACCTTCGCGCTGACCAGTTTCAGTTGGCCCAAAACGAGTCACCCGACTTGTTGAACGTAGAAATTGACCCGCGTGGCGGGGTGTTCAGTCGTGGCGGTATGCACAGGTTGAACACGACCGCCGTGGGCGGTACGTGGAATCCGCAAAGTTTGTATTCGTTCTACGGTGATTCTTCGCGCTTGATGCTCGCCAACGACACGAAGGTGTTGCATTCGTCCGGCGCCAATTTTACCGAGTTGCAGTACTCTGCTGGCAATGCGGTTGTTTCTGTTTCGTCTCATGGCGCGGACATGTATGCGTGGGGCAACACGCTGTACATTACGACAGGGGCGGCGACGGGCAAGGTTGGTTACAGGTGGACGACTGGTTCGGCGTTTGCAACCGCGTTGTCCGCGTCTGGTCCGACGTGGCAGGCGTACAATAATCCGAACGGAACACACATGCCCCCGGCTGAGCATGTGATTACGCATGCCAACAAGTTGTTCGTTGCCGACACCTATGAGGATGGTGTTCGTTACCAGAATCGTTTGCGTTGGTCGCACGAAGGTCTGCCCGAGAACTGGTTGGAGGACGACTATTTGGAGTTCAACGGTGGCGGATTGGGAATCCGTGCGCTTGCCATCGTGGCGGGTCAACTTGTTGTCTTCAAACCGAACGGCATCTATTTGTTGATTGGCAACTCGTCAGACAACTTTCAGGTCGTTGAACTGTCAACGAATCTTGGCACCAACACCCGTCACAGTATTGCGCAGTCGGAGTCTGGCGTCTATTTTTACTCGAATCCCGAGGGTGTGTTCTTTTATGACGGCACGAAAATCGTGGACATTTTTCAGCCGTTGCGTCCGTTGGTGGACGAACGGCGTTTGTCTACGGCTTCTACGGAACCGTATTCGGTGTCGTATGCGGGTCGCCGTGTTTGGGTTGCGTTGCCGTTTGATGACACTAACACCGCCACCCAGCCGACTCGGAACTATGTGTTTGACGCGTCAATCGGGTCTGGTGGCGCGTATACGCAGTTTGCCACGCACGATGGTTACGGTGTCGTCGCCGGAACGGATTTCACGGATGACAACGGGGAGAACCATCGGGTGTTTTGTCATCCCGTTCAGGCTCGTGTTGTGAAGGTTGATTTGTACGAGGAAGCCCAAGACAACATTACTGGTACGGCGGCAAGTTTTTCGTCGTACTACAGGACGGGTTGGGTTGACGGTGGTTCGTACGCACGCAAGAAGGTGTTTCGTCGCCCCGACATCGTGTTCAAGCAGGTGGATACGCAACGGATTGTGAACGTGAAGATTTTTCACAACTACGAGGAGGCGTCTGGTTCGGAGCGTAAACAGTTTGATGTCACGTTGTCTGGCACTGCTACTGGCGGGTATTGGGGTACGGATTTGTGGGGGACTGGTTTGTGGGGTACCGAGTCGGAGGGTGTGCAGGTTATTTCTGGTCGCCAACTTGGGTTGGCGCGAAGCGTGTGTTTGTTGTTTACGGGACCTTCCAACGGCAACTGGGGTATTGATTCGATTACGTACAAGTTCAACAACCGAAAGGTGAGTGGCTGATGCCTTTGTCTATTCCTTATTCGTTTACCACCGGGACGGTGATTGAGGCTGGCGACATGAACAGCAACTTCACTGCGGTGAAGAACTTTGCCGACGGGTTGGCTACTGGTACGAACATTGATGCTGGTGCAATTACTGCGGCGAAGATTGGTACTGGTGCTGTTGAGACGGCGAAGATTGCCGATGGTGCCGTTACTTCGGCAAAGTTGGCTGGTGGTGTTGTTCCAACTTCGGACAATGACCAGTTTGTGTTGGGTGGGCAGGTGTTCGGATGAGAACCCCGTGGTCTTCGCCAATCATCAACACGTTGACAACCGATGATGCTGCCCGTTTGCAGCAGATTTTTATTTCGTTGTCGTTTGAGTTGTCGGAGATGCGCAAAGAGATGGAAGAGTTGAGGCGGCTTGTGGCGAGGATGGACAGGAACGGTTATGGCGTACGACCCTAGTTTGTATGAGTCGCGTCGGCGCGGATTGACCGAGAACTATGCCGCCACTGCCGCAGCGAATCAGTATTCGCGCACGTTGTCTCAGCAGCGTGGCGCGAGGCAGCGTTTGGCTGCGTTGCGCCAGTATGAGCAGGCACAGCCGCAGTTGGTGCGCGGCTATTCGCAACGGAATCTTGTGTCTCCGAATGTGCGTAGCGGTATTTTCAATCGTGCGATGCAGGATTTTGCTTCGGAGCGTGCGCGTAATTTGTCGGAGTTTGACATG